CTCGTCTGGGATTGTCACCACTCTTAACTGGTGCTTTTAATGTGCCACCAGTTTGCTTTTTATAACTGGCACGACCTTTGGCATTTAATCCACCTTTAGGATTCTTTCCTGCTTTTCTTTGCCATGCAGGTGTTTTAGCCATTCAATGCCCTTAACTTAAATCTAAGTCTAATTATTTCAAAGCATAACATAAATAATACTATTGGCAATATTACACAAAAAAGCCAAACATTTATTTCTTCATATGTAATTCCTAAGATGCCACCCCACTGATAAAGCAAAGCCACACACCATTCAAAAGTTACATCTATCCATTGGATTCCACTATTAGCCATCTGCTACCTCCGTTGTATACGTTCTACTTATACCATCTTTTTTAGTAAATTCAAAGGTAGAATCACCTCTTGCTCTTGCTTCAGCAAAGGCAGTTTGGAATGGAGTCATAACATCTTTAGGCTCGTCAAGTGTTGCCGCTTCTGCTTTTGGAATAATCATATCCATAAAACTATTAAATGCACTTTGTCTTGTAGTATCCATAGGACCATTAGGAATATAAGCGGCAAAGTTTTCAGGTCGCATCTTTGGCATAGTTTCAGGCATACCTGCTCTTTCTTCATAATACCTTACTGGCATTACAGTGTCTTCTTCCATAGGTGGCTCAGTTTTATTCTTGGGAATAAAAAAATCTATTTTAATTTTATCTTCTTCAGGTCTTTCTTCATCTATAAACCAACCACCAAGAGTTCTAAGAACTGGGTGTGCAAAAGATTTTAATATATCAGTATTAGGTTTTCCTAAATTTTTTTGTATTGATTTATAAGTCATGTATAACTGACCATCAACACCTGAAGTATCATAACCTCTTTCTTTAGCAATATGATAGATCTCAGGTAATATACTCATAAAATATTCTTCATTGTTTTTAAAATCATACTTGTCGTATATTCTATATCCTTCAATACCATCTTCTGTTACTGGTTTCACTGTAAATCTACCAAGTATATATTTTAAACTAGCGGCGGCTTCATTAGCGTCTTCTTGCATATTAAATAAATTACCAACACCACCAAACTGATTCAACATCTGATAAGTAGTTAAGCCAGTTTCATAATAATTATTTAATTGATCTTCAAAGTCTGTGCCTTTAGCTTCTGCCAACCTAGCATCTTTATCTGAATAATGATTTAACATGGCTCTTAGAAACTCTACTGACTCTTCAGGTAATCCGTCTGGAGTAATGACATCTAAAGAATCAGCACCAAAGTATGTAATAATACTATTAAGTATTCCTCGACCTAATTGAAACTGTGCGGCTTCTACTGTCATTATGTGCTACTCTCTCTTGCCCTTAGTAAGGATTTAATTTTTTTCTTAGGCTTCGGCATTGGAGATGTGTCCTTAAATAATCCAGTAGGATCTCCATAGTTCATTATATAGTTTTTCATCTTCTGTCTACGTTCTTCAGGATCTTTGATCTTTTCTATTTGTTTTGGAACTGTAATAAACATATCGTACCTTTCTGAATATTATTGTTTGTGTTAGACCTGTTGCAGGTTGCAAGTGCCAGTTTTTGACCCCCACCCTACTATGACAAATCTATGCTGACATTTATACCCCCAGTGACTATACTCATGGATTTATCTACTGGCTTGTATCCTGCCCTATCCAGTATATCCTTAGATGCCTCTAGCTGAACGTACTCACTCTTAGCGGAACTAGCTAGGTCAAGCACCTTTCTACTAGCTATCGTAGCATTCATACCAATAGTTTCTCTTATCCTTTGTTGCATATACTCTTGTATATGAGGCAGTCGCAAAGTCTTACTAGCTGTCACTCTACCTGCATCACCTTTGGCATATCCTGCTTCAATAGATGCCTCTTTTATGCTACAGCCTTTTGCTACAATCGTATCAACAAGAGCCATCTGCTTTTTAGTTATTCTTCTTTGTGTTAGCATCAACACCCCCTTACCCCCTCTTTATGGAACACTATCTAAATGCTTGTCAAGGGCATTTTATTTCCTCTGTTATATCAAGGACTTATAGCTAATGTTTGGGGAGAGGTAACACAACATTATGGGATTATATCAAGCTTGATGGTTATACGGAACAAAGAACCTACCTACCTCTATCTCGGCATTCTTTCGCTATCTTCGGACTTTGTCCTCATTCGCTACATAATGCCTTCATATCTTTGCGATTCGTTCAATAGTAATATTTTCCTCCATACCGACCGAACCTAAAAATATTACTATTGTAGGTAGAACCATTTGTTCAGTATTTTCCTATCTTGAACATAATGGTGTGTTCACTCTCATGTGATATTAACATGAGGGTCTAACTTACAAGCATACAAGGAGATAGATATGCAGAATATAATCAATCACGACTTACAAGAACAAGCACATAGCCTAGTAGCTACTAAGCTATCTTTTCTTAATCCTACTACCTTCGACTCAGATGATGACAGAGTTGACTTCACTGGCAAAGATAACGTCCAATGGAATCTTCATCACTTTATCAGATCTGGCAAACTTTGCAGTAATGGTTTCTATGCCTGCAAAAGCACACTCGGATATATCTATTCTATATCTAATAACATAGTTCAGGCTATCACGAGTGACAGCAAAGAGTCATATGTCAGACTTGAGAAAAGACTCGTGTTGCAACAAGAAAGACTTGAGAACAACATTGCTGAACTCAACATAGCTCTTGCAGAATATGAGATGATATTCGAGGACTGTTTTGCTAGACAAGCACTTGATGACTATATGTGCATTGAGGACAAGAAGGTAACACAGTTTGCCAAGTTTGCTAAAGATTCAGCAAAGAAAGGTGAAGCATCTGCGACATACTACACTAATATGTCACTAGCTACACAGCAGATCGCTATAGCTGATGTCGCTATGAGATGGTTCGCAGATACACTAGATGCTAAGATCAACCCTGATGGTAACGATAAAGTTACTAAGGGTAAGCCTAGCATTCTAGGTAAGATAGCTAAGAGTTCTATCAAGGCTTAACATCAATCAGGGTGGCTTTCACAGTCACCCTACCTACTAACGGAGATCGTAATGACTAGAAGACAATATCATAACAAACTATATAACCATATCAGAGATCAGGTAGCTCATGTTAATGGCAGATGGTTAGCAAGAGATACCTATAAAGACTTTCGTAGACTAGGTTTCTGCATCAGAACATCTATACTACTAACAGATACCATGATGCACGATTGGTGCAATAAAGGTCAAGCATATGGCAAGTACACACCAATGCAATACTAACAACAAAAGGCGATATCTACATCAGGTATCGCCATAACATCTTTGGGTTGTTTCAACTGGCACAAGCAACTCTATAGTGTGATAGCAAAACTTCAACAAAAGTGCCAACCACGAATCGATTTTAAAGGAGATTGTAATGATAAACATAATCGGTTTAATATGTAGTAACATAGTTACTATGCTTTCAATATATACTGCAATATCTTATGCAGGAGATATGTTCGTATTATTTCACATGATACTATTTGCTTTTGGTATCGTAGGTATAATACTAGCATCAAATAAAATCTTAGATCAAATCAATATATGGAGGGTTAAATGAATCACATGACACAACTAGCAAAGCTAGTCGATAAAAAAGCAAACTATAATTTCCCAATTAGAACTATACCAATGCAAGGTGTATTCAATGACATGGGAATAATACACGACATAGATTGTAATGATCGTGTTATGATTATACGAGAAGATACCAATGAATATCTTGGGAATCACTCAACGTCATACAGACCAGTAACACATGCACAAGTGCTTGAGCCTATCGTTGATATTGCAGACAGCCTCAAGACACCATACATCACACAGATAAATATGTTAGACAATGGTGCTATGATGGACACAAAGATTATATTCAAAGAGATATGCTTTGATGATCCTGCAATGCAAGACTACATAGCATTTCAGATTACTATTCGTAACTCTTACAATGGTGTCTGGTCTGTTATGATACAAGCTGATGGCTTACGTTTGTGGTGCATG